TGCTATAATGGATATATCTAAAGGAAATCTATGCAACTAAGACCACACCAAGAGCAAGCAATCAAAGCAATGCTTCGCAATGACAAAGGACAAGTGATTGTTCCTACAGGTGGTGGTAAGACTATCTGTATGATAGAAGATGCCAAGAATGAGTTGAGCAGAACAAATACACTTCAAACGATTGTAGTTGTTGCTCCTCGTATTCTATTGGCAAACCAGTTGTCAGCAGAGTTTCTTGAGTTTATCACTAATGTCAAAGTGATGCACGTTCACAGTGGAGAGACTCATCACTTCAGTACAACTAAGGTTGATGCGATCAGAGAGTTCAACTTCCACAATGCCAATGATGGTCACAACCAGTTGATCTTCACAACATATCATTCACTACACAGAATTGCTGAGAGTAATATTGTTGTTGATACTATCTACTTTGATGAAGCACACAACTCAGTACAGAAAAACTTTTTCCCTGCTACTGATTACTTCTCTCAGTATGCAGGTAGATGTTATTTCTTCACAGCAACACCAAAGCATAGTCGTACACCTTTCAAAGTAGGTATGAATGATGCTGATGTTTATGGTGATGTGATTTGCAATGTACCTGCACCTAAGTTAGTCAAGCAAGGATACATACTACCACCTAAAGTTCAGGTGTTTCGTTCAAGAATACTCAAGAAAGATGAGTTAGTTGCAGAAAGAGACAATGAGCAAATGATCAGTGCGATTGACAATCTTGACAAGGACAAAGTATTGATATGTGCTAAGTCAACAAAACAGATTGTTGCACTTATATCACAGACAGACTTTGTGAAGCAACTATCAGTTCGTGGTTACTCATGGTTGATGATTACATCTAAGACAGGTGCAATGATTGACGGAGAGAAGGTGGACAGAGAGACATTCTTTGATACACTTAATGAGTGGGGTAGAAACGACAAGAAGTTTGTTGTACTACATCACAGCATACTCTCAGAGGGCATCAATGTCAATGGTCTTGAAGCAGTATTGTTTATGAGATCAATGGATTATATAGGTATCTCACAGACAATCGGTAGAGTTATTCGTAAGGGTAATGCAGACAAAGTATTTGGACTTGTATGTATTCCAGTTTACTCTAACGTAGGTATATCAACCGCAAGAAAGGTCGAAGCAGTTGTTGATACTATATTCAACAAAGGAGAGGCGGCAACTTCCGTAGTAAACACATGAAAACAGACACACTACTCAGGATATACAAAGTGGTTAAGGTAAAACCTAAACCAAAATATAAACCAGTTAGAACTCACTATAACATACACACATACGGATGAATTTATTAGTTGTTGGTAGAGTAACTGGTTCGGTGTTGATTATTTGTGCATATTTTGTTATACTACACATATCAACACTTTATGGTGCTATGATGCACGTTGTAGCAGATTTAATTTGTATGCCATTTTATATCAAACATAAACAATTTGATGTTGTTATTATGTTATGTTTTTTAATGACCATAGCAATTAGTAAAGTAACTATTTTATTAAGATGAAGGACACTATTCTATTTGGAGATTGCAAGGAAACTTTGAGTGCATTTCTACCTCAAAGTGCTAGGACTTGCGTGACATCCCCACCCTATTATGGACTTAGGGATTATGGTACAGCAACGTGGATAGGGGGAGACCCTAATTGCAATCACAGGAGAGATAGTAAAGTCAAACCTGAGAATTGTAACACAGGTCATAAGAATCATGATGAAATGTATGGAGTGGGGGATGCAATATACAAAACTGTTTGCCCAAAGTGCGGTGCGATCAGACAAGATGATCAGTTAGGACTTGAAGAATCGCCAGAGGAATATATTGAATCTTTGGTAAGTGTGTTTCGTGAGGTAAGAAATGCATTAACTGATGATGGAACTTTGTGGGTTAACTTAGGAGATAGTTATTACAATTACAGAAGTGATGGTAACTATCCAAAACAGACAGTATCAAAGACAAGACAGGATTTACCACAGAGTACACCAGTAAGAGGTAATAAGTTAAAAGGATTAAAGAGTAAGGATTTAATTGGTATCCCTTGGATGTTTGCATTTGCGATGAGAGCAGACGGATGGTATCTAAGACAAGATATTATATGGCATAAACCTAACCCCATGCCAGAGAGTGTGAAAGATAGATGTACAAAAGCACATGAATATATCTTTTTATTCAGTAAAAACAAAAATTATTTTTATGATAATGAAGCAATCAAAGAACCCGCAAAAGATTGGGGAACAAGAGATCGCACAAATGGTAAGTACCACAATCCTGGTAGTGGCTTGGCTCCTCATAGTGGGCTTACCAAGTCTTATTCTACAAAAAACAAACGGTCTGTTTGGTCTGTTACTGTAAAACCATACAAAGGTGCACACTTCGCAACATATCCAGAGGAATTAGTTACACCATGTATACTTGCAGGTAGTGAGAAGGGAGATATAATATTAGATCCATTCATGGGATCAGGAACTACAGCAATGGTTGCTAAGAAGAATAGTAGATCATATCTTGGGTGTGAATTGCGTGAGGAGTATGCCAGTTTACAAACTGCACGTATTTCCACCATTCCGAACAAATTACCATTATACTAGGTATATACAAATCAAGGAGCACAATGCCTAAAACACTAACAACAAACGAACTAAGAGTATTGGGTAGAGTGGATATATTATGTGATGCATTAGAAAAAGACTATAAAAATGATAGCATAAGATTACATGAGAGTTCACTTCGTGATGAAATGCACTATTCTCCGTATCATGAGAAAGCATTAGCGGAAATAGAAGACGGAACTGCTAATTTAAACAAGTTTAAATCATATGAAGGTCGTAGATATCACAAGATAGTGATGCAAGAGTATGATGATATGGGTCAATACGCAACACATCAATACAAAGACGGTAGCGTTCATGCATTTATAGATAAGAAAACAGGTGATGTTTTTAAACCAGCAGGTTGGCAAGGTCCCGCAAAGTATGCTAGATTTAACTTGTTAGATGATAATTCATATGAACAGTGTATACATCAAGCAAGTTGGGCAGGTGGTTATCTCTATATGAGATAATCCCTCCAACACATGTACATCTTACTATTGTAACCACATGAGAAATTTACCTTCACGTACTAAACTGAAGAAGCAAGTTGCTGCTCCCATGATTGTTAGTCATGTAAAACAATTGCTTGCACCCCTTGACTTACAGGACAGTAAGCAGTATACTATAAAGGTAAAGACAAATGCTGAACAATTCTCTGATGAAGAGAAGAAGTTTTGGCGATATCAGTCTTTCTATACTTTAGAGTTCTGTAAGGCACTTGAGGATGCTCTACCATCAGATCTATCCTTTTTGTCTTATAATCATCTTACAAACGATCTAACGGTAGTCAGACGATGAACAACGACAAAATCACAAAGAAACAAGAACAACAACTCATAGAGATGTTGGAGATCATGGAGGATACTGTAGAGTATTTCTGTGATCAAAACACAGTATCAGGAGAAACTGCATGGAACATGGTAGCATCTCTTGCTGAAGTTAAATTAGGACAATTCAATGACTAACGTACCATTTTATGATTTTCCACAGAGTCCTATTCTATTGATAGGATTTGGAGGAATCTTAACTGCACTCGCAGTATTATATGTTGCTAATCGCAAGTATTTCAATTCACCACTCAATGAGGATAGAAAATGAAACTTGAGGTTATTTTAGATCGTTATCCTTACAGATTTGTACAGTTTGGCGAACTAGAGTCTGGTTATCCAGATCTCAGAATACAAAAGATGAATTACAATACATGGCGATGGAATGACATGTATTACCTAGATAGTCAAGCACAACTTGATTGTTGTATTGAAGATCCAGAGTATGTTAAGTGGTTAGACCCTGATCCAGAGGTCGCTGCTTATCCACGTAAATCAGACACAGTAAGGAGTCCGTATGCCACCTAAAGATTTCTATTCACCAGCACCTGATGGTGATATATCAAAATTAAATAGACAGAGATCATCTCTCGTTCATTGGATTGTAGGTAGATTTCATTCTCTACTTGCAGATGGAAGAGAACAAGATAGTATGGCACTCATGGATGAGTGGTTTGAATGGGTTGATACAAGGACCTATATAAACGAGTCCACTGTATTCTTTGATGGAGACGAGTTAAATGAACTCTATGAACAAAGCAAAAGTTGAGGACGAGTTGAAGAGACTCACTGCGGAGTATATTAAAGCTACTCACAGTGAGGATAAACAACTTGCTAAGAACATTATGCAAAGTATGGAGGAACTTAAGAAACTTGCCTAGAACACAAAGAAGTTTGGAGAAGAACATATCCAAACTGACAACTCAAGAAGCAAAGCGAGAACCCAGAAGGACTCGCATTGATAAGAAACCTGTCTTCAATAAGACAAAGAACATTGATCTATGGGAACTATCTAATGGTAATGGAAATTGCCATCGCATGTTCCCTTGGTATCTTGAACCAACTAAGAAGGATGCATTCAACAGATCATGGTACGGACATTATGATGACGTTTGTAAATCCATTAAGACCAAAAAGTTAAGACCAGAGGAGTACACATTATGGCACTATCAAAGAAAGTAGAAGAGTATCTAATAGAAGCACAAGGTAACATTCGTAATGCCTTAGCGTGTGCAGCACGTAGCGAACGAGCAATTACTATTCATTCTCTTGGTAAATTGTTAAATGATGTTGAGGCTTTGACTAAATTTGATAAACTATTAGATAAAATAGATACAGAAATAGAAACTAACCTCTCAGAAGAATGACAAGTCTCGCCATACTCGGAGTCGCTCCCCTCATTTTATACATTGCGTACGTCCTACGTTATTATGACCCTCACAATTAATCATGCCAGTATACAGAGATTATGAGATCAGACTCAATCTAAATGAACTCATAGAGCACAGGATACCCACCTGTGATTTGTTGCATCCAGATCACTGCTTAACTGAAGCACAAGTCGCTCAGATCGCACATGATATTAACATGGATTTGGATCTACATCCCATATATCACCAGATAGATGATCACATCATGCGGTATGTCAAGGCAGCAGGCATTGACAACACGGAACACTGGGTGGAACCAAGACTTGAAGACCTATGAGAATGAACAAACAAACTAAACTGGTCTTCGCACTTGAGCACATACATCACCTCCATGACCTGTTTGTGGACAATGAGTTTGAGAAATACTTGCAAGACGCAGTATACACTCTTGAGTATGAATGCGAGAGACAACTGAAGTTGGAACTAGAGAGAAAACATCCAGAAAGTCTCGCTAATTATTATGATAGTTTATCGGAAGGTAAATGATGGAACTTTTTATACTTTTTGGAGGTGCTTACGCACTGTATACGGTAGGAATGGCAATTGCTACTGAAATTGACTATAGAGCAATGAATAAGAAGAAATGAAAAAATCTGAATTGATACACTGGCAACTACAGGCAATGCTACGTGAGCATAGTTTTAGTAAAGATGACATTGAATATCTAGGTGTACGTAAGGATAGCATAGGTATGCCACAACACTGGTATAGTATCGGTGGTAATGATGTACCAGTTGACGCAATAGAAGAACTTAACAGCACTGACGAAGAATGAAATATCATTTGTATGACGATCAAGAAAGGCATCAAGGACGATTTGATTCTGTCTATGAACTTAGAAAGTTTCTATGTGACAGGAAATATGATATCAGTTGTGATGCAGATCTGTCATGCACATTTGATTATATAAAACATATCAAGTGGTATTTTGAGATAGAAGAATGAAAGGACAAAGTTATCACATCTATTTTCAAGAGAAGGTTCTATTCAAGAATCTGACAATAGAGGAGTTTAGTCTTATATGGGATAAACTCTATACTTCCTATTGGAGGGATGACATTACATATTCTATATGCTATGATGAAGTATGTGACATGGAAGGATCTTTCTAATGGATAAGATTGAATTCCATCCAAATCCTAAACAACTATGGGAGGAGTATCATAGTGTGATTGCACCAGTGATAGTATTAAATGGATATGAGTATGAACGTAAATATGATGATGAACCAAGTCACTGCAAACATCCAG